GACGATCAATATCCCGATCGCAGCTTTAGAATCTCTCTTACCTACCCAACGAAATGACGCCGAGTATGAACCAGCAGGCAGTAAAACCGGGCGAAATTCGGCTCGATCTCATTCCCATTGACTGGCCTTTAACCCCACTGGGTCCCAACAAAGATCCCTACGTCATGGGATGGCAAAACAAACCGTTTACCAAAGAAGAAATTGAAAATGAAATTATCAACGGAGAATGTAAAGCTATCGGATTACTTGGTGGCCCTGCCTACAACAATCCTTATGGTCTCGTTTGGGTTGATGTTGACGGACCATCCGTCTATGAACTCATCGAACAAATTTCCAACCTCCCAATACTCGATGCGTTGCCTTCCACCCTTACCATCCTCAGTGGTAAAGCAGGCCGAGAACGTCGCCTCTACAAAGTAAGTAAAGAAAAACAAAAGCATTTTATTCGTAACAAATACACATGGACCTCGCAGGGGTCCATGGAAAAACTTGAGATCTTATGGAAGCGGCACCAAGGCGTATTAATGGGTGCGCATCCAGATACGCAAGGTTATTTCACTGCCGAAGGTTTGGGATTTGAATGGGCCGACAAATTGCCTGAACTTCCGGATTGGGTATTGAATGGCATCATCACCAGGAACGCAAAACAAGGGCGTCCTGCTGAAGAAGTCTCACGCATCATCGGTAACTCGTTTGCAATTACCAGTCGCATTGGATTGGAACGGGATATGCAATTGGCAGTTGCTGCGATGTGGGCACTCCCCATTGAGGCAGTCGACGACTACGACATTTGGATTGCGATCGGACAGTCGCTCCATGAGTTGGACGAATCCCTGCTTGATCAATGGGATGAATGGTCCAAACAAAGTGACAAATACAAAGAGAACGAATGCCATAAGCGTTGGTTATCCTTTACAAAAGGTGGTGGCCGGGGCATTGGTACGCTTTACCATCTGGCTGAGCAGAATGGATGGAAGCGTCCGCAAGAAGACAAGGTTTCCTCCCCTGACGATGCTACGATCAATCTGGCGGCAAGCATTCTTCCCGAAATCGAAAGAAATGTGGAAGAAGAAATGAATCGCCTTCTCAACACTGCAACTCCAACCGACACAACTCTAATGAACACCGAAGATTATGGCGATGATGTACAACCTAAAAGCACCAAGAAAAATAAAGAGAAGGAACTCAGGCAACCTAAAAACGAAGTTGCGGACAAACTACTTGGGATCTATGCAAACAATTTGCTCTTTAGTCTTCCGCACAATCAATTCTTTATGTATGACCCTAGCCAGGGTCTGTGGAACAAAGTAAGCAAGATTGAAATGCTTGGTGATATCCGTTCCAAGCTTCAAGCTCTCATTACTAGTGGTTGGTTACGCGAAGGGTTTAGCTTTCAAATGCTTGATGATATGTTCAAGCAACTGCAAGCAATGGTCCCGTGTGATAAATGGCACGAAGCAACGGATGTTCTTCTATTCACCAACGGTGTACTTGACGTCGCAACAAAGGAACTCCGGCCGTTTGACCGTAATTTGCATATGACGCAACAGATGCCATATGCCTATAACCCTCAAGCAACCTGCGAACCGATCATTGATTGGCTTCGCTACACACAGCATGGTTCTGAAAAACGTACGCAAGTTCTTCGTGCATGGCTACGAGCAACTCTTCTTGGTCGTCACGAACTCCAGAAGTTTCTTGAGTTGGTTGGTCCTGGTAAGTCTGGTAAATCAACCTATGCAAACCTTTGTGTTGCCTTGGTAGGTAAACGTAACGTCTGCTCCACAGAACTAGAACAGATTGAGAAGAACCGATTTGAAACTGCAAGTTTCATGGGTAAGAAAATCATTCTGTTCCAAGACTCTGACCGTTATGGTGGCAGTGTTTCAAAACTAAAAGCCATCACTGGTGGTGACTGGATTCGTTCTGAGTTCAAGTACCAAGCAGATCAACTGGAGCCTTTCCAGTTCCAAGGTGTTGTCATCATTACTGCTAACGAAGCAATTCAATCCACCGACTACACCTCTGGTCTTGCTCGTCGTCGCCTCACTATTCCGTTCGACCGTCCTTTCACTGGTGGGCAAGCGCAACAACGTACCTTAATGGGTTTCGATAGTAAGGGTACTCCTGAGGGAGATTTTGCACCCTTGCTTCCAGGGCTTGTCAACTGGATCCTAGATATGTCTGAGTCGGAAATGCGTGACTACTTGATGGAGACATCAAAGCACGTTGATTTCTTCCAGGCTTATGAGAAGGATCAAGCCATTCGTTCCAATCCGATTTTGGATTGGCTGGATAAACGCGTTATCTTTGTGCCTGGAGCAGAAGTTGCTATGGGTACTTGTAAGCCTTCACCAGGGGGCGTAAACTACTATGTCGACTGGACTACGCAGGTGTATCCGTCTTACGCAGAGCATTGTCGTAGTGCCAACGTTGGTGTGTCGGGGCGTTCTCGCTTTGAAGTCCTACTCATGGACATCTGTAAAAACCAACTGAAACTAAATGTCTACGCAACCAAAAAAACCAATGGTCTGGTAATTCACAACATCTTGATACGTGATGGCGTCAGGGATGACTACAAGTGTTACCCCTCCATCCTGGAAGTAGCTGCAGACCCTGCCAAATACAAAGAAATGTACGGTGTTAATCCTGCGATAATGGAGGAATACATTGCGACAAACCATTGAGCAACGGTCGTCATCTGATCCTTGACCTTTATGGTTGTGATCAAAACCTTTTAGATAACTATGAGGAGCTCCAGCGCTTGCTGGAAGCTTCTCTTGTTTTGGCGGGAGCAAATATCTTACGTATCTTTGGTGAGAAATTTGAGCCGCAAGGCGTTACCTTGTTGGCACTACTGTCTGAATCCCACGCATCTATCCACACGTGGCCAGAAGTAGGCTATGCGGCAGTTGATCTATACACCTGTGGTGATACCACGCTCACACATCGTGCTGCAGAATTCTTGAAAGCAAAACTCAAAGCAACAACAGCGGAAGAAAAAGAGCTTGTGCGATCAATTGAACCTCTTAATTGTGTAGAGTAAATCGGAATTATTCCGATCTAATGACTAAGAAAGCAAAACTTTTGTGGTGTGGTGACATCGTTGCCATGACCGGCTTTGCACGTGTAACTGAAAATGTTATCTCTCGTCTGAAAGACGACTTTGAAATTGTTGTTCTTGGTAACAACTGGTGGGGTGACCCAACGCCACTTCAGCAGGAGTACAAGATGTACCCGTCATCCAATCGACATCAAACCGCACCCTTTGGTGAGCAACGCATTCGTGAGATTGTTGAACGTGAACAACCCGACGTGGTATTTACGATCAATGATATGTGGATTATTAATGAGCAATACAATCAAATCAAGGATCTGCACAAGGCTGGCAAGTTTAAATTTGTTGGCTATGCACCCATGGATTCGTATGCATGGACAGGTTGCTTAGCAGATACTGCCAATGAATGGGACGCTGTGGTCTCGTACACAGAATTTGGTGCACACGAATTTATGGCTGGTGGTATTACCAGACCTATCTCTATTATTCCGCATGGCGTAACTCCTGGTCAGTTCTATCCGGTAGATAAGGCAGAGGCACGTCGCAAGCTGGGACTTAAAGAAGACAGCTTCATTGTTTTCAATGGTAACCGCAATCAATTCCGCAAACGAATCGACATCACAATCAAAGCATTTGCTGCGTTTGCGGTAGATAAACCTGATGCAATGCTCTACCTGCACATGGGGCTCAAGGACCAGGGCTGGGACATCATGGAGGTGTTTGCACGTGAGATGACACGTGTAGGCCTTGATCCAAATGGAAGGATCATCATGACGTCAAATCAACCCAGTCCTCCAAATGTATCGGTGGAAATGTTGAATGACATCTATAACGCATGTGATGTGGGTGTCAATACGTGTAAAGGTGAGGGCTGGGGTCTTGTCAACTTTGAACACGCTGCCTGTGGTGTGCCGCAGGTAGTGCCCGACCATACGTCATGCAAAGAGATCTTCGAGGGCTACGGCGAACTAATCCGTTGCGACCACATCGATGTGGATACCAACTACGCACGTGAGATGCCATGCCCTTCCTCTGACCACCTTGCTGAGATCTTGACGTACTTGTACCAAGACAAAGGTATTCGTGAATGGGTTGGTACACGCTGCCGGGAACGCGTAATGGATACACAGTTCTCATGGGACACAGTTGCGTCTCAATTTGGTGGCATCTTTGAGGAGGTGTTGTCCCAAGAATCTGAACCTGTGGCAAAACCTAAAGAAAAACGGAAGGAACGAAAGGATCGTACGAAGACCCGGAAGCTTGGTAAGTGACGCTTGATGGTACGTATGTACTGTGGAAAACGTACGGAGATGGGTAAAACAATGAATACCGTCCTATTCAAGGATGAATACAGCCTTATCTAACCCTCTATAGGGTTTCATACGTTGTTAAAACAGTGTTGCATTTGTGGAAAAAATCATGAAGCCACACAGAGGTGCAACACTTTTTCAACAACGTATGAAACCCTATATCTAAGTAAATAAGGCGGTATTCACCCCTCCACAAGCCGGTATTCACAGTTTCTCTTGCGTACACTTCCCAACAGTGGTACAGTGTCATGGTCCCCACCACCAGGAGGTCATGGCACGCACCTACCTAGAGATGCTTCCGCTTTGGTACGTACAGGACCAGCTAGAGCTCTCTGACCAATACGCGACAGGTCTTGCGTGGAAGACGCAAGCACGTGGTCACAAGCCCGGTGACATGGCTGGCCGGCAGCATGGCAAGTACTGTTACGTCTCTCTTTGCGGCGCACGGTACCAAGCGCATCGCATCGTGTACTACTTACGTACTGGTAGCGATCCAGGGAACGCAGACGTCGTTCACGACCCCTCCAACGTCACGTACGACAACCGTCAGGAGCTAGCCCTCAAACAACGCCGCACCCGTCCTGCGCCTTCATACCGACGCCGCACACGTAACGCCGAAGGAGAGCTGGTCTACAACCTGGAGAACGGCATGTCTTTCCACAAATACCAACGCCTCATCGGTAACCCACTCAGTTCCTAATCATGGCCAACTACACCAAACGCATCAACGAACTGGCTTCTGTACTGTCGCCTTTCCGGTACGTCGCCAACATTGAGTTACTTACAGATGCACAGTTAAGTGCACATGGTTATTACAGGGGATTCATATGCCCCCATGGACATACCATTCGTGACAAAACCTATCATTGGTGTTACGAATGTGTTCGTAAAATTTCCAATAACAACTGTGGTTTTGACATCAACTATATTGATGGCTTGTACAAACATCGCTTGCTATCTATCTGGAGCAAGATACCTGTAACGGATTTTGAAGAGTGCTGGGAAGCACCTGCGTTAACAAAATCGCGCATTCGTTTTCCTTCCTATCGTTCTGCTAACAGTAAAAACCTAGCTGAAAACATCAGTGCACATAAAGTCATTTATCAATGTGCATGGGGAGATGTTGGCAAGATGGTTGTAACACGTACGTGCCGCAATAAAGATTGCCTTAATCCTTTGCATATGATTTCAAGTTGGAATCGCACTTTCCCACCCGTTGAGATCCAACCGTTTCATCACACGTTTGATCCCAGTAAACTGATGCACGCTGCAGATAACCAGCTAAAAGAAACACCTGAACCCATTATGAAAGCCAAGTACAAACAAACGATTCAACATCCGTTGGTGAACAAAAACACCCCGGATTATGATGATACACAGGAGCTGTATTACGGTTCATATGCCCAGGAATTCAGTAGTTAGTCAAGAGCAACGCACTAAAAATAATCCATTAGTACTTGGTACTTTTGATCAGCTTTCGCTGCGTTATTTACGTGGTAATCTTGGTGCAAAGTACCAAGTAAAAACCAACGGGTTTGGCGGCGGTACTTATAACAATTGGTTCCAGGTCAATCTTTCAGCACCTGCTTGGATCATTGTTACCAAAGGGCCGCCGCGCCCTACATATATCAACGTCAGTGTCTATGATCTCAACAACATCCCTCAGACAGATCTGCCTGTGTTCCAGGCTGATTCACTGACTGATGGTATCAACAATCTAGGAGATGTGTACATTCCTTACCTCAATACGGTAATGAGTGTTCAATCCGATCTTTACAACACCTTTGATAGGTTGCGTCTTGATCGTGGTGATGACCGATACTTTCCTTTAGGCGTTGGCAGCTATTTAATTTGTATTTCGTCTACACGCAACGAACCCCTTAATTACGAAGTTGGTGTTGTTATCGAGCCTGCTTCTACCGCTCAAGAAGTATATTGGGAACTAGAAGACGTAGATGGCAGCGTTGTACTACAAGAGTACACGATTGATGTAGCAGAGATTGTTAGTCCTGTAGACACTGCAGTTATTATTCCTTCCAATGGAGGTGCATTCACTGAAGCTCTTTGTGTTATTGAATCTCCAGGGGGGAGTGTTACTGTTGGTACCAACTCCACATGGTTAATTGGTACGCGTATTCCAAGTGGCAATATCAATGATTTCAAGATAGAACTAGAGCCTGGTGATGACGCATACTACGATACTATTCATGACCACTCATTGTCAGATTGGCAAGCTGCTTGGAGTCGGGAACATCAAGATACCGATCGGTTCCCTGAGGTCTTTATTCCGTTAACAAACAGACCATGATCAAAAAGCTACTTGCTTTATTCCGTAAAAAACCACGTAAACATTATCCGCATGTTGCTTGGTTGCGCTATTGTATGGAAAATCCATCGGCACCAGGGTGCCGCATGTATGACGTATGACTCTTTTAGATCCTCCTCAAAAACCCAAAGAACCTAAACCAGTGCCTTCTAAAATTACGGAAGCCACTGAAGAAGATTGGCAAGATTTTTTTGCCGAGCAAGAAAACTTGGATTACCTAAGAGAATTTGACCGGTAGAATAAAGAAAAACCAGATCTACCATGAGCGTAAACAACTATATCGAAGCTGCTCTCGCTGTTCATGCGGCGGCTTCTGTCATTACCGCCTTAACACCAACCCCAAAAGATGACGCACTTGCAGTAAAAGCTTACCGCATCATCGAATTGTGCGCTTTGGTTGTAGGCCGCGCCAAAGAACCTGGCACTGAAAAGCGTCGCCGTCGTCGTTGATCTCAATAGTTCCAACGAACGCGTGGCTTGCCTTCTCTGATACCAAGATGCACGAAACCTTTTGGTGCGCCGTAGCCTAATGAGTAAGGCCAATTTTTATCACACCAGCTTTGCACTGTGTTGATATCCACACCATCAACGTAAAAATCAACGGCTCCTTTTGATGGCGCACTGTAAGTGTGCTCACTGTTCTTGGCACCGCCTACTTGTGTATTGATGGGTTCTGGGCGAGAAGCACTTGTGATAATCAATGGTTTGTTACCAAATTGCTTACGTACTTTCTCAAGGAATAAACAAAGTTCTTTTGCCGTATCACATTGATACTGTTTGGTGAACCGACGAGCTTCTTGATTAAGGGTTAATTCACCATAGGTGATGTTAGGTGTGATCTTATAGGTGAACGGGCTCCAAGGAGTAAAGTTACTGGCGTGCGGATTAACATCTTTTTTTTCTCCAATGTTTTGGAGTTGTCGATCCATAATCTGAATTAATTTTGTGCTGTAGTCTGGATCAGTAGCGTATCCTTCTTTGACTAGTAGACGCGCACATTCATTTCTACTGGTTGCCCTGTTAACACCTTTGTGTCCATCAAAGTCTTTGTACCAACGATCAACAAGGTACGAAACACAGGTTCTTAGGTCAGGAAAATGAATGAATCCGGCCTTGATTGTAATCCACTGACCGTTGATAAATTCCTTTGTTTCAACCGTAGAGCCAGATCCTTTCAATCCAAAGTAATTATTTTTACCAGAAGTGTGCTGACCCCAGCCAGACTCAAGTGCCCACTGTGCAGCTACACATTCAGGAAACTTGGCACCAGCTTCTTTTGCTGTTTTAACAACAACATCCCAAGTAATGGTGCTTTCCTTGGCTGGCTTATTGCGATACTTAACAGAAAAAGACTCCAAGACCTCAGGTGTTAACTGAGATTGGAGCCATTCCCATGCGTCAATTTGATGTGGTTCTTTGTTAAAGAACTCAGCAGCGTCTGTAAGTTTAATTGTCACAACACGACTATCAATTGTTTTTATTTTAACTGATAGTAGTGTCGTGTATTTTAAACTTCAACGTAACCAAGTGGATGCGGTAACGGCGGCAAAGGATCTGGTACGTCCCAGGGGAGTCCTGATGCTTTGTTTAATTCCGCATCAACGCGTGCTGCCAAGGCGTTTTCAATTTCCTTAACGCGGTCAGACGTAAGGGCATCTTTGCACCAGCCCATGACGGTCTCTTTATTGAGACTGAGATAGGGCACCCATTTTTTACGGTCAGCGGGGGCAAGTTCAACAATGCCAGAAGTACTGACTGTGTACTTACCCGCCATCTGATACGCAAACCAATGGATTGCTGTGACTTCACTACCTGGATAGGAAGCGCTATCCGGAAGTCTCCGGTCAAGCAATGAAATTCCCCAGGTAGTTTTGTTCATTCTTCAGCTCTCAACAACTTCAGGATCAATGGCAGGTGCGGGCTCTTCCTCTGGAGCAAACTCAATCGTATCAATCAATTGACCGATAAGGTTTGCAGAAAAGGCAATGAGGTTGCCGTCACCAGTGGCACGTGCAGAACCAAAGGAATTGATGGCGCTAACTAGCTGAGACTTTGTGCAAGCCATAATGAACAGATAACTTCAAAGAGTATAACAAAAATCACCAGGGAACGCCAGATTCAGAAGTTGGGTGTAGTTTGGCTTGGATTTGATTGTGCAATGCTTCTTCAATCGAAACAACTTGATCAACGCCAAGTGCTGCCAAGGTCCAGTTCACCGCTTCTTCTTTAGTGAGTTCACTAAAAGGAGTGAAGTTATCAGGGTCGGGTTCACCAAGGCCAACGCTGCCGTAACAACCGGCAGTTTCACCGTCTTCTTCCAGGGATGCGGTCCAATGGACGGTGTATACAGCGCCATCAGGACAGGTGTCACCATCAGGAAGATGACGTTCGAGGTTAGCAATATCCCAAACAGTGTTGGCCATAGTTAATGATATTTTCTTTTATTTTACCAGGGGTGATCAATGAAAGTAACTAAGGAAACTGGCGGCGATAGTCTTCAAGCCACTCTTCGCCCATCAATCCAACCAGCTCTTCGCGGGTGAGATTGTGGATCCACTCCATACACTCTTTAAAACGTCGCTCGTTTTCTTCTGGGGTCAGTGGGACAAGCATAGAAATAAAGGTGACTATTGAGCGAAGCTTTCTAGCTCGGCGGCGATGGTGAGGAGTTGGCGGCGCGTTGTGCGTCGTTGAATCGCAAATGCCTGCGGTGTGCCAGGTAAGAAGGAGCTGGGCTTGTCGTCCGGCACCACCTGATCCGCAGCAGCTCGCAGGGCGGCGGCAATGGCAGGCAGATAGTGCCAGTCATCAGGCTTGCCGCTGGCTGCTTGGTTAAACGCCCAGAACACCTCTTGAGCTTGGGGTGAAAGTTCAGACATAGAAGTGGTAATGGTTACTCAGTTTGGCCAAGCTTCATCAGCCTTCTGAAGCAGGTAAGCAATAAAGCGCTCTACCTCTTCGCGGGTTTCAAATGCTTCCGTGTAATACGGATCGCAGTTGTTTGCCATTATTACAACGCCATCTTTAACCCACGCGGAATGCTTCTCCATGTGAGTTTCACGCTGCTCAAGCCATTCGGTAGGCGTGAGCTTGGGGTAATCTTGTTGGGTCATGGTCTCTAGGGGATCGTGGCCAGGGCAGGGTGTTGACGCACGCCTGCCCACCCACCCTACCACGCAGGTCAAGGAATTCGCCCAAGCACACCAAAGCCCCCGGTTTCCCAGGGGCTCGGCTACCTCGGCAGTCTTGGCGAATCCGCGACCGCTGATCTTGTCGCATCGGGGGACTGCCTACGGAGAGTCAGCCTCGGTAAACCCGATGAGGCCCTGTTGACAGGGACTTAATCCCGATGCAAATGGCAGAGCGGGAACTTATCTACTATACCAAGCCACGCCTCGATGGGAGTAGGGTTACGACGTCTTGAGTGCAGCTACATCGGCCTCAAGCGTTTCGATCCGCTCCATTGCTTCCTGCAGCGCCTTCACTGCCTTCATGTAGAGCACCGAATAATTGACGCTCTTGGTGACGGTGCCAAGGTCGTTGCCTTCTTCGTCGCGGTCGGGGGTCTCGTAGACCAAGCCAGGCGAAATCTGCTCAATTTCTTGGGCAATGACTCCGATTTGTCGATGACCGGGACTGTGCTTAAGATTGTAGTTGCGAACTTGTAACGACTTAATGTCCAGCCATTGCGAGTTTGCATCTGCAATGTTTTCTTTTAACTTGATGTCCGAGATACCCGCGTAGCTATTGTTTGTGTTTTGGATATTTCCATTTGAGAAGATAATGTAGCGTTGAATAGAGCCATTGTCGCTATATCCAGAAGCAAACCCGGACCCTGTGCCGCCCCCGGCAGCAATGTATTGAATAAGCGAGTAATTTGTAAATGTGCTGCTAGTACTGTAGGTCTGAATGCACCTTTGATCGGCAGACTGGTAAAACTTGTGCCAACCACTGGTAGCGTCAGGACTGTATGTTCCTGTTTCCGAAAATTGAACATATCCGTTACTCCCAATCCTCATCCGCTCCGTCGGGCTGCTCGCTCCGTCGGCGGTAGTGGAGAACGTTAGTCTCCCTGGATAGTCACCCGAACCGGCGTTTGCATCGGCTTCACAAACAACAGCGGCAAAAGTATTGCCGGCATTGTCTGTAAATACAATCTCACCAATGCCTTCGCCGGTGGTAATAGCAGATGCCGCTTCATCTCTTTGAATTGAGATGATCCCAAGTTGTGGATTTCCTGATGTGTTGCCACGTATCTGCAGCTTGGAGTATTGCGAATCGCCAGCGCTAGCGCTCGTAGACGTGCCAACTAACAACCTGCCGGAGCTGTCGATGCGGGCGCGTTCGGAATAAGACTCAGATCCAACAGCTCCGGTATGTGTATAAAACTGAATTCCGCCACCTGCTGATGGAACAAGTGCTCCTCCGCCATTGTTAGCAGAAACAAGTTCAATGCCGCCACCGTTTGAGCCATCAAGTGTCAGTTTGATTGATGCACCAACCGGAGACGCCGTAGTGCCAATCCCTACTCGGCCTGAGGAATCAATGTAAAGCCTTGTTCCATCATTAGTTCCAAGTCTTAACGCATCTGTGGTGTGTTCATATTGTATAAATCCAACACTCGGAGAAGCTGTACTATCTGAGAAGAAGATATTTGAAGCACTTGCGGAGCCTGAAAAAATTGTTACTCCGCTTGCACCACTGCCAGAGCCAACAACAAGTTGGTTTGCCGCTGCACTAAAGCTGCCAGGAATACTAGTCCCCAGACCTAGTCTCCCGTCCGATGTGATGCGGAGGCGCTCGGCAGCAGTGCCATTAGTTGTGCCCGTAAAGAAAAGAAGATTGCCGTGAGTTGAAGCATCAGTTCCGGTTGCGAATATTCGCGTTTGTCCTGGAACGCTATCAACAACAAAAGAGTTGGCGACATAAGACAAGACACCCCATCCCCCACCGCTGATATTTAAGGCTCCAGTTCCAGAAATCCCGCCCGCAACATCTAAAGCAGTGGTTGGAGATGCTGTTAGTACCCCAAGCTTTCCATCTGCGGCAATGAAAATCTTCCCAGACCCACCAGTCGAGATGGCTACTTGGTCTGCGCCGGGGGAGTACAGTCCAGAATTTGGGTCTAATACAAAACTAATCGATGGATTTGCTGCAGTACCTGACGCAAATACACCCGATGTAATGGTATGAGTACCACCGCTGATATTAATAAAGTTACCGCTAGTAAAGTTTGCAGTGGTACCAGTAACGGTAACACCTGAAATTGTTTGGCCTCGTAAGATGTCCCCAGAGATAGTATCTGTTGCTGTTACGTTTCCTGTAAAGGTAGGATTCTCAACTAAACCAGAAACTGAAACGCTTTTATCAACACCACCATCAGTAAAGGTGATTGTATCAACCTTAATTGTGCCGTACGCCATTTTGTTGTCTCTTTTTGTTTATTTTAGCCGAGAAAATTACGGAAGAATAATTAGTGGGCCTTGGATTACAAACCCACTTGCGCTACCGGAAACAACGCCAGAACATACGATGGCTGGGGTTGCTCCAGAAGGTGTGGTTACTCTTAACGTCGATCCTGTAATTGACGTAAAAGTACCCGTTGTGCTGCTAACAGTTACTGAATTAACTGATGTGCCGGTAACCGTAGCGCTTGAAATACTGGTTGCAAAGTTAGCAGTGTTACCTGTAACAGTCGTACCAGAGAGATAAGTAAATATTCCACTAGGTGAAACAACATTACTTCCACTGATTGTTCCCGAAGAAACAATGCCTCCTGTGGAAAAAATGCCCGTACCTAATACTGATAAGTTACCGGAAACAACAGTGTTAACAAAAACAATGTTTGTAAAAACACCAGATACGGCCGAAATTAATCCGGCTTGCATGGTGTCGCCGGTAATAACAGCTCCACTTACATTCTGGAATCTTCCCGACGTACTTAAAACAGTATTGCCAGTGATTGTTGCACCGGACACACTAGTGGTAAATGTACCGACTTGACCCGTTAAGTTTGTTGCAAGTACTGTGTTACCGGTAACGGTGGCACCTGAAACACTAGTAGTGCCAACGACTGTAACGCCTGTGACATTTGTAAATTGACCTGCGTTACCAGTGACCGTTGCGCCAGAAACACTGGTAGTTCCAATGACGGTGGCGCCTGTGACCGTCGTAAATTGTCCGGCATTACCTGTTACTGTCGTACCCGACACGCGGCCAAAGTTACCGGTAACCGAAGTAACAGTCCCTGCGTTAACAACGGTACCTGTAACAGTTGCTCCTGATAAGTTTGTAAACGAACCAGAAACTCCCGTTATTGTTCCAAAGTTACCGCCATCTCCTGTAATTGTCTGACCGGAAATAACTTGGGTAAAGACACCAGAGATTCCACTGATGCTACCAAAAGCACCCGTATTGCCGGTTACTGTTGCTCCCGAAACACGTGTAGTAAATGTCCCCGAAACACCAGTGGCATTAGACACTAAAAGTGTATTGCCCGTAATTGTGGCACCTGATACCTGAGTAGTAAATACACCAGAAACGCCAGAGACTGTTGAGAACTGTGCAGTAGTTCCAGTAATTGTGGTTCCCGAAAGAGTTCCAGTGACACGTACGCTGCTTGCAAATTGTGCAATACCCGTGACCGTTAATCCACTTGCAACAGATAAGTTCCCGCTAACGTCAAGAATTGGCGTTCCCAAAACCTGGAACGTACCAGTGGTTGCGGCAACGGTTGTTCCTGTGAATGTAGTACCAGTTACGTTGGTGAACGTGCCATTTGTAAAGAAAGCACTTACACCACTTGTTGTAGTGCCAGTAAGACTTGTAAAGTTTCCCGTTGGGAAAGACGCAGTAGCTCCTGTCGCTAAGGTTGTAAAGGTACCAGTTACTGCATTAACTTGACTTCCTTGAATAAAAGTACCTGTTACGGTGTTGCCGCTGACAGTACCGCTGACAGTGGCATTGTTTTGAACAACAATTCCACTAAACGTACTAAGGCCAGACGCAGTTACCGTATTAAAACTGGAGTTGCCACCTACTGTTAAGTTGCCAGTGATAGTGACGTTACCGCTAATTAAAGCGCCACTGCCAGGGGCGTAATATAAATCGAGATAATCCCTGAATTGAGAAAAGGTAATTTTTTTGTTGCGCAGTGACGGGTCCACCTCAAAAACGTGGACCAGGGTCATGACATCCTGGTCTACAATTTCGTTCGCTGCAATTGCAGGAAATTCGGTAATACGGCGGTTTGCCACCTATCTACTGCGCAATTCTTTCCTTTATTATAGTGCGGCTTATTTAGCGTACCCTAATCTCAAGACGTGGCAATAAATTAGTACCTAAGTACCAAAGCCCTTGAATTCCTGTTACAATTCCACAGGAAAGCAATAGTACCAACAGCAGTTCCGCCACGGTTAAATTACGCCGCACATACACAACTTGCGGCAAAGCTTCCAGTGAGGTTTCTATAGGTAGACGCTGAGGTACTGTTTGTTGGATAGCCAGCTCCATGGCACGTGCTTTCATTTCTGCCAACATCTCAGGAGTAATCTGCCCTTCCAAAGTCTGTTGCATGGGAAGTTGGCTAGGTGGAATTTGCTCTTCCATGATCACAAAGTTGTTTACAAAAGACTAGCATTTAATTGATCGGAGTGCAGCATGCCGTACGGACTACGCAAAGGCTTGGAAGACATTGCCTACGAACTAAAAGGAATCAGGAATATCCTTGGTTCCATGTGGCATAGTCGGTACTCAAACGCTGAGACTGACATTGCCAACCCCGAAATGTTTGCAGATGAATACATTTCGACAGAAGAATGTGGTAGGCGTCTAGGAGTCTCCGATCAAACCATCCGCAACTGGATTGCAATCGGTAGAAAAAACCCTGATAAAGGCTGGGTAGAAGGTATTCATTATGTCAACGTTTCTCCTGACGTCCACAAAAAAGCAGTTTTGCGTATTCCATGGAATCGCCTCATTCAGTCTTTTGCTAAAAACGAAAACATCAATCTTAAAAACCTACGTGCGCAGTATCACTTGTATCATGCAACCAAAGAGGTTCTTGAGTGATGGCACATCGTTTTAAGGGAATTGATATCGATGCTATCAATATCGATAACCATGAGGAGCTACTGCCCAAATCCCTGGCAGATCAAGTGGAAATGTTCTTACCACCCTGGGGTTCTTTCGATGATGGTTGCTTGCGTCGTTACCTAGAAAACTTAAAGAACTACGAAGAAGAGGATGCCAACTCTGGCATGACCTTGGCCAATCGATTACGACTGGCATTCAAAGACCTAAACCCAGATACAATCTGCGGTAAATTTCCACAAGCAGAGTTGCCTCTTAAACGTCGATTGCGATGTGTTGCCGAGTATTTGATCAGGTCCGGGGAATTTGATAAGGTGCGAGATGAGCAAGGAAAACTCTGCAAGAAACGCGGCGTGCTTGGCAAGTTGGTTGTCTTGTACCAGCCAACTCCAAAACTGTTAGAATCTCTGCATCGTCAAGGGTTGTTAAAAAGTGGATCGCCGTGAGAAGTTAATTGCGTCAGTCATTGGTCCTGAACTAGATGAGACCAAGGCAAAAATGCTTGATACCACTGTCAAGCTCATCCTTGGGGACATGGGCGCACAGTACGTCAAGTTTTGGGACGCAGAAGGTCCTGGCGTCTTGGTATTCCAGCCTGACAATAAAGAGCGGTCTATATTCTTTTGGACGTTAAAAGAAATTCACGCAGCAGAAGAAGATTGCGAACATAACAATAACGGTGATCTTGCCGAGACATTGCGACGCATTCTTGCCGCTGCACAAAAGATTGATCCGATGGAGAAAGCAGGGTACATCATCAATGATGACAAGGGTCTTCGCTATTTGGAAATAGCGTATAACGACATCGTTAACGATGACTGAGAAAGGTATTCGCGGCGTATCCGCCAGGGTTGAAGGCGCAGAACTCATCACTAACGCAGACTTGGTGCATGCTGCCAACGAACTTCTAGGCGGCATTGACTTGGATGTGGCTAGCTCCAAGGTTGCCAATGAGTACGTACAAGCGACTGAATACTACACACCTGTGGATGACGGGTTAAATAACCAACAATGGTACGGAAGCTGCTATTTGTTTCCACCAGCGGGATCATACTTCTGGGACCAAAAGAACCAACGGTGGAAGATGACCCGCGCTTCGTCATTGACGTTGACTTCTTCGCATGCCGTATGGTTCCGTCGAATGTACCATGCATGGCTGGCGGATGAAATTGAGCAAGGGCTTTACTTTAGTAACTGCCCTGACATGATTCGATACGAGCCAAAGATCTTTAAATTTCCCATGTGCGTTCTACGTACTGTCCCTTACCTGCTTCGCAACCTTGATGGGAATGTAGAAAAAAAACAAACGTGCACGTCTTTCTTGGTCTACCTGCCTCCCAAAGATCGGTCAGGAGATGCAGTAGAACACTTCTGTAAAATCTACGGCGAACGTGGCCATCTCCTTGTAGACTGAACAAGCTATCGAGGTCTTATGAGCGTCCTGGCCGATTGGGAAATCAAAGAGCGTGCCGAGAAAGAACAAATGATCGAACCCTTTGTTGATCGTTTGATCAGCAAAGAAGATGGTCGGCGTTTGTTAAGTTATGGCCTTAGCTCTTACGGATATGACATTCGTTTGTCCCCAAGTCAGTGCCTGATCTTTGGTAAGATTCAAACCGGTGATTGCGACCCAAAAGCCTTTGACGAAAGTATTTTAAAGCCTGCGGAACTTCTGGAAGATGAACGCGGCAAATACTTTCTTCTTCCTCCGTATGGGTATTGTTTAGGCGTTGCACAAGAACGTTTGAAGTTGCCTCGTGATGTCACTGTTGTTGCCGTTGGTAAATCTACGTACGCACGCTCAGGAATCTTAGTTAACATTACGCCCGCTGAAAGTGGATGGGAAGGTTACCTGACACTTGAGATCAGTAACTGCACTGGTCTATTCAACCGTGTGTACGCAAACGAGGGGATTACTCAACTGCTTTTCTACCGTGGTAATCCTTGTGAAGTCAGCTACCAAGATCGGAAAGGTAAGTACCAAGACCAGCCAAATACCGTGGTTTTTCCACAGGTTTAACTACGTCCAAACGATTGCTTGGGTTTGTCTGCATACGCGGTAGACCCTGCACGCCCACCACTGTCACCAGCATTGGCACTGGTGGGTTCGTTAATCAGTTGGTTCTTCTGATATTTGCCAGCAGCACGTGCACTTTTCATGAAGCGGTCAACGCGTGCCACTGCTCCTTTTGACGCGGAACCAACGACGCCTCGTTCTTGCGGTCGCACGTACCGCAGATCCACGTTATAAGCTCTTCCAGGGTTCAGATCCGTTGGTACCCCAGCAGAAGTGCCGGAGTCCTTGGCTGCGTCGTAAGTCTCGGATCTAAACTTGCTCATACTATCATTATAGAAAGGATATATCGCTAAGAAAACAATGCGGCCCTCAATGTTTTTGCAAGAGTTTGCAGCAAATAATGATCAAGTAAAGTGCCGTTGTATTGGTTTTGAAGATTTTGGTGCACCCCTTGATACCGTGGCCAACGACGTACCTCTTCAAGATATGTATAACACGGGTTTAGTTGCTCCCATGGATGGTATGCAACGCAATCCACTTAATATTGAAGGTCAAGGTTTATATGGTCAACGTCCAGGCTTGACGGGTTACATTCCTTCCATGGAAGAAGGTATGGCTTTATATGGCGCAAACCCCAAATCTCCTGGCGTCCTTGGTGATATTGACGGTGATCCAGATGAGATGGAACTTCTGCTTTCCGCCAAACGCAAAGGCTTAATGCGTTAAACCTGCTAGGCTGTCTCAGTCGGCATTTTTACAATGGACATGTTTTCCCCTGTTGAAGAAACCAATGGGTGTGTAGATGGCGTTTGTCCAGTACCATGGGTTACCATTAAACCGCTCGAAACAACGCCCACAATCAAAGAGGATGTTGTAAATCATCCCTCGCATTACACCGATGGGGGCATCGAATGCATCGAAGCCATTGAGGCGGCTTTAACCAACGAAGAATTCCGTGGTTACTGCAAGGGAAATAACATAAAGTATATTTGGCGTGAGCGCCACAAAGGCGAGACAGAATCACTGAAGAAAGCACAGTGGTACCTAGATCGTCTTATTCAATTGGACGAAAGTCAAAAGGGATGAGCGTAGTGTAAATCGTCGTCATCGTCCGACTCGTCCTGCATACAAGCCAGGGCGAGTTCACTGAGTTCCAACTCACTAGGCAGATCCCACTCAATATCAATCCCTTCAGAACACATGATTTCTTTAACGGCTGCCCATTCCATCATCCGTTGGAAGTACAGGTTTAACAGTGCCGCCTGCAGTTCTTCCCAACACATCTCCTCTGTTTGCAGCTCAGCTTTACGCATAGCAAACTGAAGTTCTAAAGGTAATTCAAACTCTTTACGTGTGGATTCGTTCTCCATGGAAAGCCTGAGTACTGCATTTATTCTAGGACGCTAGTCACTTGAAAAGGCAGAGGCGTCGTCAAGCTTGAAACGGTTAGCAAATTCGGCGAGCGCATAGGGGTTGATTGTCGCTTCCAAGGTTCGGATTGCTTCCGTCTCATGGGGCTTCGCACCATAGCTTCTGAACGCACGCAGTAGTACGTCTGTGGCAACCCAAGGCTTGGCTTCAACGTCGGCAAGGAATAGGTTGATTTCTTCCCTGCGTCGTTCCAGGAGACCACCGATGACTTGGTGATCTGCATCAAAGACCCACCGTGCAATTTCTTCTGTTACGCCAACGTAGTCATCGACTTCAAGGCAGTCAATGATGGAACTGTACAGGAAACTTTCCCAACCAACCGAATGACAAAACGAAAGCAGTGCTTGGTGCATGCACTCATCCAAGCCTAGGTTCAACTTCAAAAGTTCTGTGTTTAAAACGGTGAGTTCATCGACAAGATACTCCAGGGCTTTGCGTTGTGTGCAGCACTGGGTTTTCTTTACAACACTGCCGTCAGGATAATACTGTGTACCAAATCCAATCGTGTAAGGCTCTGCACCTGTTTGAGGATCTGGGTAAGCAAGTTCATTGAAACCTTCGTAACGACAAATTAAATCAATCGCTTGCCTGTAATTATCCATAGGGGTAACAAGTGTTACCCCCAAGTATACATAATTTTTACTTGCCTTGGCCGCGAGACAATTTACGTCCGTGGCTAGGACGTGAATGCTTGCCGTCGCCTTGACGAGTCTTCTTAGGCTTGGACTCAATTAAGATCGTGGTGGACTTAGGCTTTGCCATACTGATGAAAAAGCGGCCTACACAGTTTAGCGACGTACAGCCATGGCTGCACCTATTTCGTTTTGAACTTCCCCTAATTGAATCATTCCTTTAATAGCTTGATCGCTTCCCTGAGGAGCAGTACCAAGTGTTCTTAAGGCGTTGTCCAGTTTTTTAAACTGATCTTGTGTAATATTTTCATACTGAGGTCCAAGAGTAGTCCTAAATGCTGGACTCAATAACATGTCAAATTCCAAATACTTTCCTGCTAACTGCATCACCATTTCACCTTTTACTTTTGAACAGTACCTTTCTTTCTTCTATTATTACATTGCTCTTTGTGTGTAGCCCACCTTACGTTTCCTGGTTCGTAGTGTCCTAAATTGTCAATTCGATCTAAACTGTAACCTTCGGGCCTTACTCCAATCTCGTCAATCAACTGTTGAAGTGATGTAAAACGAAACTCAACATTTACGTAGTATCCTCTGTGACCCGTTTTACAACGATATTTTGCTTTGTAATAACTAGAACGCGTTCTAAAAAGTGCAGGATTATTTTTTACTCCTGTGCCTTTATTAGCTGGTACTTGCCCTTTCTTATTGCAAGATCTACATTTCCATAACCCCTGTCGGCGAGTGTACTGATCTAGCCGAATGGATCCTTCGCATCCACATGTTTCACAATACACAGAAACAAAACGGCTGTTGGCGTTAGACATTGGGCTCGAGCAACCCAGTTATTCTACCACTTAACGCTATTTACCATTTCGTTTTATGCGACCAGTACCGTGCCGACATTTTGTCAGGGTTTGCATCCTGTGCGTTATGTCTGGCGTAATACGATTTTTTACGCGCCTTATCTTTTTCTGTTCTGGGATTCTTACCGGCGCCTTCTACGCCTTGTTGACCAAACCTAATGATTTTTTCCTCGCCTCCTTCACATGCTTTGACAACGTGTGATTTAGTTGCATGACCAGGAGTTTTTCTTGGCTTGTTGCACTCCATGGAATCCTTGTGGATCTTGGCGGCACTAGCGGCTTTCTTGTGCTTGCTCATGATTAGTACTTAGGTGTCAGGCCTTTAAAGGCACTGGTAAAACTGCCAAGGAAGCCTTGGCCTGACTTTGATTTTGCGGTTACAGTATCTTCTTCATCGTCATCACTATACAGATTGAAGTAAGATCTTTTCTCTATAGGAGTACTTGTTTTTTTCTTGGTCTCCTCAGTCGTTTTTTCATCTGCAAACAAACTTTCAATAGATCCAAGAGACTCAAATGGGTCACTACTGCTTAATTTGCTAAACACACTGCCTTCTTTGAAACCTTTTCCTGCTTGCGTTAAAAGTTCCATGTCTTCTCGATTTACGTCTGGCATAAACTCTTTGTAAAAGTCATCTTCAGTTCCTGCGAATCCTGCGCTTTTAAACACGTTATATAACTGTGTTTCAGTGGGATCTTTGCGAGGTGCCGTGTCTTCTGGCCGTTCAATATAGTCTACGCCAAGTTTCTCTTGTGTTACCTTTTCTTTCTTTTCGTTCAAGTATTTGATTGCCTCGCGAATCTTGGTTGCTTCTCCTGTTTGAAAAGCTTCTTCAATATATGTTTTTACTTCTTCAATTCCCATATCTTTACCAGAAAGGCCCATAGACTCAAGTACTTTCTCCCACTCAGCTTTATTTTTAGCAGGATCAATACCTTCTAACATCTTGTCTGCGTACTCACGAGGCGTCACAAAATTTAAGAAAGAAACATTTCCTAGATTTACTTTTTCATTGGCAATGGCTGGAAGGATACTGTTATCAATAAATGACTGCGCTTCACTTAACGATAGTTTGTCACGTGCAGGGTCAAATCCTTGATGGATTCCATACACTTGGTAGTGTAATTTTGCAAACTGCGCTTTATCATTTACGTTATAGCCGTACAAATAAGCTAATTGATTCCATGTAGAAGGTGGATTTGTACCTGGTACAACCTGCTCGCCATTTCTTTTTGCTGCTTCCCAATCTTCGTTTACTTTTGATGCCTGCAAGCTGTGCTTCTCAATGCTCACGTCACCTCCAGAAGGATTAAAGTAGAACTCTGAATCAAATCCTGAAGTCCCTGAAGACTTGACAGTATCCAACCAACGTTGTGCACGTAAGTCTGCCATGCTTTTCAAAGAATTTAATGCGCTTTGTGTTTGAAAAATGTTTTCTTCTCCTTGTTTTACATCCATGTAACTCATGAACTCTGACATAGAACGAGACGTGTTAAAGCGTGGGTTTAAATAACGTTTGATGTAATCGTCCGCAAACTCTTTATCCACTACATACTGTTTGGAAGCATCTTGCCAATCCGAAAAAGTAGCACCTTCTTCGTATCGTTTTGTCAATGTTTCATCAAACCATTTCTGCCAGCTATATACTGAGTTTGATCGAGAAGGAATACCTGTAATTGCAGAGAATTGTTTTTCTAAACGATCTTCTGCTTTTTCTTGATCTTGTCCTCCCAGGGAAAGTAAACCTCCTACACCTGTATCTCCTAAAAGAGAGTTAGATAGTTCTTGGTTCACTTTAAAAATCTCATCAAAACCGGGTAACCCGCTATAAAAATCGTATTGCTGTTCTCTGGCGCGTTGTTTTTTGTATTCCTTTAATGTCTCATTAAATGTATCTACAGTCAATGATCTAAACTTATCGGCAGCTTCTTGCTCTTTAGGGCCAAGAACACTGGACAATTTACCTTCAAGTATTGTGCTTCCACGAGACATCTTTGCTTCTGCGCGAAGTCTTTCTGGTATTTGAGTAATAGTTGGAATTGTTAAGTAACCACTTGCCCTATCTGCCGCATCTTCTGGAGACAAAGAAGAAATCCATTGTTTTAAAAACTCAGGGTTTTGTGCGGCTTCCCACTCCTTTAAATTGTTGTAAGAACCAAGTCCCATTACTTGGTCACGATACATTTGGTATTGTGCATCGGTCATTGGGACTTCTTCAAAATCCTCAGCCTGCTCTGCTTTGGTAACGGCGTTACCCCTTTCAGTTTTGCCGTTTACAACTGCGTAGTTATATTGCAAGAAAGAATCCTGATCGTATTTCCCAACCAATGAAACATCTTCGTATAATTGCCCACCGATATTAATAGTTCCACTGATAGCTTCATTCCATTTGTTAAACGCTTCTTGTCCTTGGCCAGTTGTCATGTAGTAAGTAGGGTCAAAAGCGCCCATTGGTGGTTGATACGCTTTATTGCTTGTAGGATCCCATTTGGAAACCTTCCCGTAATACGTATTGACGAGATTTTGTACTACTCCTGTATTGCTTAAAATCTCTGCTTCTTTAGATCCCAGGTTATTTAACGAATTAGCGATTTGCTTAAAGTTAGTACCATCACTGTTGTTGTACTGATTAGCAAAGTTTTGAAATTTACTATGTGCTTTTGCGCCTATCGTATCTGTGTTGACAACAATAGTTCCATTCGGCTGTACTAAAAACTGCTCTCCTCCAGGGAGAAGGCGCTCCTCGTTTTTTCCGTATGTATCCCAGTGAGTATAACCCCACTCTTCAGGTGTTTGGGAGGGTTCATCCCTTGGTACAACCCTGTCTTTGTAAGTATTTGCGTGCTGTCTACCCCATTCTTCTTTTGTTTGTGCGTATGTCCTAGGTAAACTCCTCCCTTCTCTTTGGCCATTACTTGTCCAGTGTGAAGCGCCCCACTGTTCTTTTGTCTGTGCGTATGTTCTTGGTAGATTCCGTCCTTCTCGTTGACCATTTTCTGCCCAGTGTTTTGCTCCCCACTGCGCTGTTGTTAAATTTCTCGGTTTAGCGTTAACTAAATCAGGGTATGCATTAACATATCCAACCCAATCAGGTGTTCCAGAGCTTGCATAAGCTGCCTTAAGATCATTATTGTTGTCAACATATGCTGTCCAATCCGGCGTACCTGAATTTACGTAAGCACTAGCTAAATCAGAATAGCTGTCTACGTACGCTTCGTAATTTAAGGCTCCACTATTATTGTATGCTTTCTCTAAATCACCATAAGTGAATACGTAATCTTCAAAAACGCCCATTAGCATTCACCAAAAATAAAAACAGATTGTTGCAGGATCCAGGCTTCAATCCTAGCAAGAGACGAGGAAGAGAAAAAAGATTGTTTTTCGTACCACTTTTTCATATCCTCTGATCCTTTATTTGCGTTACAACGCCTGCAACAAGGAATCAAATTATGTCGATTAGAAGAACCCGACTTAAACCTTGGAATAATATGATCAAGGCTTGACGCCGAGTCACCACAATATCCGCATTTGTAATCCCAGGCTTCATATATGCTTTGTCTAAAACGTTTTTTGGCAAGCTTTGGTGTTAATTCAACTAGCAGGGCGAGGGGCTCGTGCTCGTTGCAAAACATGCTGTCAATGGCCGTTAACTTATTCTAAGCTCACCTCATGGTTGCGAGCGATTGCCATACTGATCAATCATTGTAAAATTTTGTACCTCAATCCGATCTGTTGCAAAGTTAAACAAGCGTTGCAACATCGGATACACAGATAATGATTGGCAGTTGTAAGGAGGTACATCCATCTTTGAGAGTGACTCCTTGGTAAGTCTATCTTTTTTAATGGCGTCTATTTCACTATCTGTCTTTGCTACTAGTTGTCTTTCCCATTCAGCCATGCTCTCTATGTCTGTTGGAAAATCAGATGGCTCAGGAGGAAATACTCGATCTGCAAATTTAAGAGAATAGATGTGCTTACAATAACGCAGCTCGTCTAAAACAGGTGTCCATCTGTCCTCAAGAGTTGTCAGCGTAATCTGTGGAATAGAACTGCTATCAAGTGTCTCCGTGACAGAAGTATAGTCAGCAAAGGTTGGCATGCCTTCTGCAAAAGAGCCTTGAGTACCAAGGTTATCAGTGCTACGTGTATAAGTGCCACCAAAGTCTGCGTAAAGTCCTGGGCTGTCTCGCGTTGCATCACGACTAATGACACGTTCTGTTGTGACTTGATTTGTCAAATCAAACGAAGGAGGAGCCGTAATTTCTAATGTGAGATTGATGGAGGGGTCTATTTGCGCAGGAGTTCTTAAGATACCGTCACGTTTGGTAAGTTCAAAACGACCTGGTTTAACCGTGGCAATATTAGTGCGTGGAAATAACTTCCTTGGATTCTCCGAGGATACATAGAAGTAGTCCCGCCGTGTAAAGTCTTGGCATGTGCAACTGTATCGTGCACCAGAGTTTAAATAGCGTCCTGGAGTAAATCCAATAGGTGAAGGAGTTACAAAGTTTTCATCTGGTGTTGCTTGTACGGAACCCGACTTTCGAAACTTAAGAATACCGGTGTTTTCGTTGATGTCTAGTAACACTGCGGATACGTAGCCGTACCGTGTTTGCGTACTGGGATTGATTGTATCAACTTCAATTAACTCACCACCGGAAGCAACAATGCGATCCTCGAACACTTCCGAGATCAAAGGCTTCTGCCCACCAGGGAAAAAGAACGGTGGTGGCAATGGGTTCGATGTGCTCCAGGTGCCTGTCAGTTTTACGTACCAATAGTTTCTATCTTCTGTTACTGATTCAACAGATAGGTTACTGGTACTCACGGGGTCGGTATATAAGTCAGTTCTAATAGCTCCTGCATAGCGCCATAGACACCAATGCATGCCAAGCTCTCGACTCTTTGTTGGGAAGCCAATAAACGCCCCCTGGATAACAATGGGAGGACTGGGAGCAAATACAACGTCCGGAATATTGTATTCAAACTCGTATGTGAAATATTGTCCGTTTGAATATATTTCGTAACCCCTGCGCCAACGTGCCCATGCCGACTCCCTATCGATCGTCCAGATCGAACCAGGGACTGATCCTTTGGAAAACTCTCCTTGAATTGGTTTTACTTCCTTGGGATTGATCTGGTCTTTTACCTTACCAAAGTCACCAAAAGAATTTGTTCTTTGTCCGCCGAAAGAGTTGCCTCTTTTTGACATGATTAGAAGAAACCGCCTTCAGCGTAGACGTGTGCACCTGGGATGTATCCAGATGCGTTAGGACCATCAGGAAACACGCCTACGTACAGACGGTCGCCACGTTCCAGGTAGATGCCACGGTTGCGTAACGGAGCACCAGCAGAGAGCCCTGAGGCGTTACCAGCGGCTGGGTTGGGTGCCGCAAGTTGTGGCATCACATCAGAACAATCAACTTGCTGCGTATTGGCAGGAACACGTTTAGCAAACACAACTTTGTAGTCGCCACTCGCAGGAATAGGCTGCGTGGTACCACGGGTCTGGTAGACAACAAACGTCACTTCTGGCTGGTACGGACCAACGGTACCGCCGTAAGAAAAGCCACTTGCATCAGGAGTCGCAACACCGGAGTACCGAATGGTTCCCATTGTACCGGTAATTGCCGTCGCACCTGTATAGGTGTAGTACCCAAGACCACTCTCTGCTGCTGGAGTGTTAAGTCCAGTAGCTGTAATAAAAACAGTCTGGCCACTTACCAATCGAATGCGTGTGCCAGTAGTTGTGGAATCAAGAGTGTAATCAGGGTTGCGATAGTAATCATTACGAACAATAGTGATGGAGTCGACAACGCCACCACTATTATTGTCTTCTTGAAGTGCAGCATCCATATCGACAAGGATCGAAGGAGCTTGGCCGCCTTGCACAAAGAGTGTGTTAGCGGATGCGCTACCAACGGTTTGAGTCGTGACTCGTACCGAATCAAAAAGAGGCCTGTCAACTAACAGGGGCTGCTTATTTGTATTTGTCGAAGCCAAGGGTCTACAACACTAATATCCACCATTATACCTGAGTTTTAATAACCAGGTGTAGATAATGGATTAGTTATAACACCTAGATTCTTGCTCATACCACCTAAAAATTCTGCAAATCGTTGACCTGCATTTTTAGGTTGTGGTGCACTTTGCATAGCTTGTTGCATCAACTTGATACCCATTGCTTCTTCAAGCGTAGGTCCATACACAGGTGCAGAGCCCGCTACTTGTGGTGCTGGCGCTGCGACAGAAGGTTGTCCGCCAACGTCAAGAGGATCTCCTAATACACGTTGTGCGTTAGCGTATAGATCTCCTCCTTTTCTAAAACGTGGAAGTACTCCACGGACAGATGTGCCAAAAGAATCCTTTGCTTCCAGAGAAACATTTGGATTACCACCAAGGACCGTGGCATATGCACGATCAATGCCCATGCCTGGTTTAAAACCTCTGTCTTCAAAATACTTCAAAACAGCAGGCATTTGACCAGCCCTTGTTTGAGGACCAGTAATTCCGTATAGTTTTTGTTCGTTCTGTCCAAACTGAATTAAACCTTTGTGCCGTCCTCCTGCGCCCCCTACAATGTTAGGATCCATATTCATCCCTGATTCCAGGGATAAAAATGCGCCAAATTCATAGGGATCTAAGCCAAGGCGCTTAGCTCCCTCAAAGATTGCTTGCCTTTCGTTTGTAGGAAGGATTCCAACTCGTGGTGTGGCCATGGCAATTAGGTCCTTATTCTCCTACCCAATTTGAATCTGCTTTGAGTCCAGGAATAAAAACAGTCTGTACAGCGGCAACAAGACTGATCTTCGTGGCTAAACGCTTAACAAAATTAGGACAGAGAATCATTGGTTTAAAAGCAACAACACTGGCCCCCGTAGATCAAAGATCTGTGTCCAGTAGGTTGGGCTTACATGCTGAGCAATGCCAAATATTTATTTGGTTCTTGAGTTAAGAAGGGCTTGAAACTTCTTAAGCATTTCTGGGTCGGTTTGTAATCCTTGTGCGCCGTACGTTTCCGTTGGAGTAATGGACTGTACCGCAGGAAACCCTTGTGGAGTGTTCACACCTGGTGGAGGTGTGAATGTAATTTGTTGTGGTGTTTGATAACCAAAAGCTTGCCTAGCTGCTTGACCTGCATCCTTACTCAGTAAACCTTGTTGGATTACATCATAACCAACAGCGCCTGGTTTTACTTGTTTCGCAAGATCAGGATTTGCTGCAGCCCAAATTGCCATGCCTTGGTCACGTACCTTAGCACGCTCATCAGCAATCGCTTGCTTTTGCATGTCAGGGTTAGCTTTCACCATCGCCTCAACCCTGGCACGCTCCCGTTCGTACTCACGGTTTTGTGCAGCGTACGGATCAATAGGTGCGAAAGAACCTGCACCGGAAAAGCCACCCCCTCCACCTTGTGCTGCTCCTGGAGAACGTGGTGCAGTGTCTTGAATAAAACGACCTTGCGTTCCAGGGGCGTTAAGAGAGTTTAAAGTGGCGCTACTTCCAGTTCTATTCAATAATTGCCAACCGTAATCATCGCCACCCCAATAGACAGGTTTACCGTTTAATACTGCTTGTGTACCAATAGGCCGCTGTTGTTGGCCAGCATTAGTTTGTTTAGCAGGGGCAGTTTTTTGCGACTCCCATTGACGCAAATAATCGCCTGTAGTTGGTAAACCAAACGTTCTTTTTAAAGGCTCTTGTATTTGTGACGAACCATACAAAAGAGCACCTAGTCCTAATTGCTGTGGGCCACCTGTAATACGGTTAAGTAAGCCACCTGCTTTGGTAAAAAATTCCTGCATAATTACCTCCAAACCTCATGTAAATAAATGCGTGAACCAACAGCAGTGTCGGCAGGCCCAGGTAATGCCTGGATGAATTCAGCACCAGAACGTTCGTAACGATAACGAGCCTGGAACGGATCTTTGTAGTTTGGAACGTAAAGAATCTGTGCAAGTCGATTGGTTTCGTAGAGATAAATCTCGTCCCAAACCTTCAAAGATTCTCTGGCATTGCTGGAGCGAATCGTACGATCCACGTCACCAACGATGTTTTCAATACGAGTAGAAGGCGAAGTAGCAACTTCGGTTTTCTTCTCGGCAGTATCGCAACGACCAAGTTGAATAATAACTTTGTCGTAGAAGTATGAATCCGGGATTGTGTTCATAGCTTCTTCCAGACGTGCGTAATCGCCCGCTGGTACGGTGACCGTGAAGTAGCCGAGGTGGTATCGGACTCTACTTTTATCGAAGTCGCTGAGATGCACAGCTTAGTTCCGTATGTTTTTCATTATAAGCTCATTGGATTTTGTAGAACTCCAAGGCCTCCCATTGCTTGCATCATTTGTTCCATTGTTGCGCGATGATCTGTGCGTTGCGGGGGATTAAGTAATTGTTGCATCATTGTTGTTTGCATTTGATCTTGCATATAACGTTTCAAAAAATCCTGTCGTGTTTCTGCAGTATTTGCATCAGCAGTAGCGCCTGGACTAACAGCTTGACCAGTGGGAACTAAGACTTCTGTTTCTGCTTCAGGACGATCAACATTGCCATGACCAACGCGGAAAAGAACTTTGCCACGCGGATCCAAGGCCTCAGAAAAATACCCATACCCTCCACCACTGCCGCGACGAATTTTACCTCCTGCTACACCAGGGAGATAAATAGATGCGTCTTCTACAGCTCCTTTATCAAACCTACTCTTGCCTTTAAAAGGTACATAAAAATCAAATGAGTCCCAGCCGGGATGTCTGCTATGACTATGGGCACCTGATGCACGTTCTAATAAATCAACTTTGTCCGCAAGATTTGCTGTTGGATCCCATCTTCGCCCTGATACTGCAGCATTAGAAAATTCAACATTACGTCCCAAAGCATTGTATTGATTTGCTACTGCGTCCATCGCTTTAACGCGCTCTGCAATCGGCAATGATTGCAACATCTTTAGATCAATGTGATAGTCCGTACTACCACCGATCTTTGCGCTGGGACCTGTATATCCAGAACGATGAACGGAATATGCCATGTTGTTTTATTTCTTATTTTACGAGCAAAAAACCCCTGGTTTCCCAGGGGTTAGATAGGAGATAAGTATCAAACTCTGATCAAGTCTGCTGCTAAAACCGCGTCCCAATCAACCCGTTTAATTTGCTTTAACTGTTCAAGATTGTTAAACCTTTCACCCGATAAGGACATCTGAAGATCTTTAATCTCTCGAGCTGTTTTCAATCCGATACCCTTAATATGATCAGCGATCATTTGTGGGGTAGCGCCATTGATGTTAAGGCGTGTGTCCGGGGGGAAAGTGCGTGGTTCTTCCTGCGATGCTTTATCTTTTACTCGAAGAGTTTTTACCTTCTTCGTGGCTGCTTCGTCAGGTGTGAGTTCAGTTTTGTATGCGGTGTAAAGGCGACCGTCCTGATCTTTGACCATGAACCAATCGCCTTGATCCCATTCGCTTACAATCTCAACACGTGCACCTGTCTTTTTATGCTGATAAAGCATATCTGCAGTTGGTGTAGACATAAGACCAGTTGTTCACTGGTCTTAGTTTAACCTAATCAGCTAACAACGCGACCAGTGAGGTACATGTCGATATCTTCGTAACCAGGGGCGACATCAGGTTGGATGTAGCACACTTCCACAACCAGATAACCAGCGCGGCTAGCGGCACTGTCAGCAGCAGAAATGTAGAAACCACCGGAAGTCGTGGTGCTATTAGCGGTTTCCTTTGCGAACACTTTAAAAGTGGTCGAGCTAGTTACAGAGTAGTAAGCGTTACCAGGGAGAGGGCCAAGTACGCCAGAACTCAGAATGAAGGGATTGGTGCCGTAACCTGCAGTACCACCAGCGAAGTAAATCTCGCCAGCTTGGGTACCAGATACGGTAGAGGTGAGGTTGGCTTGTGCCACACCTTCACCAACACCCGAAGCAGCAGTGGGGTTACCACCATTGCTACGACCAAAGGAGATCACGTTGCCAGTTGCGGCATACACACCAGAAGCAACGGTGCCATCCCAACCAGAAGCAACGGAAATCGCAGTGCGATACACGTAAGCAGGAAGAGTTGAGTTACCAGAAATCACCATGCCGGTGATGTTGGGACGAGTGTCGTCTTGGCGGTAAGGCGAAGGAACGATCACATCAGCGTTAGTGGTGACGGCAAGAGCGCCGGTGCCACCAGAAATGCCCACAACGGGCACATAACCACGCTGCTGGAAGTAACGGTAACCAGGAGTAGCTAGCACCGAAGTGGGGCCTGCGTTGGAACCAGTGTCAGTACCAGCGGCATTAGGGTCGATATTGCGATACCAACCGTTGAGAGCATTATTCCAGTTGCCTGGATAAATCTTTTTAGCCGTTAAATAAGTCATCTATCTTTCCAGATATGTTTGTTGTTATCAGATGTTGCCGTCATCTTGGATGAAACTGAACGCAGTGGTGATGAAATCGGTGTTAAGGATTTCGAAACCAGCGTACAGTTGCCAAATCAGAATGATGAAGCGGCTAAAGTCGTCGTTGTTGTTGATCAGCACCTGAGCATTCGGGCCGCCGATACCAACGCCAACGGCTTGAGGACCAAAGAAGTAACCTTGTGCAACTTCACGAGAAGCATAGGTACCACCAGTGCCATCAAAGGAAGCACTGATGCTCTTGCTTGGGAAGTTGGTCGATTCGAAGAACTTCACACCTTCGAACTGAACGCCGGTCGGCATCACAGGTTCACCAGCCAGGAAGTAACCTTGACCAGCCTGGGGACCCATGTAGAAGCTGGCGTTGTTAGGCATCATGGGATTACCCATGTACATGCCTTGACCAGGGTTACCAGCGTAACGTGCAATCTCACGGAAGTCAGGATCACGACGCAGGTGCATCATGAAGACGGGATCGCAGATGCAACGATACAGACCATCAGAGAAGGTCGGAACGTTACGCTTACGCAGGTCCTTAACAACGTTCAGCAGGTCGGTACGAACCTGGAATTGCTGAACATCGGCAGTGTACTCAGTGGCGGTATAAGCAATACGACCAGAGGAATCTTTGGTCTTACCACCAGCAAAGTAATAACCCCCTTGCGAAGTAGAGGCGGCGCCATTGGCTTCAGCTTTGGCGAGTTCATCAAGGAACACGCGGTCACGCCAACGGCGATAGTCGTCAAGCAGCGTTAAGCTACCGATCGACTGGTGGAACATGTTAAGGTTGCCAGAGTCCAGAAGAAGACGCTGGGCCGTAATCAGGGTCTCACGAGCAATCTTGAAGGTCGAAGGTTGAGTAGGATCACCCGGGTCCGCAGGGCCGGTGTATTCCTTCAGCACAACAAGCACCTTCTCTTTGGTGATGTTGCGGCTGTTGGCAGTACCGATGGTCTGGTCGGACACACGCTCACGGCTGTCCTTGGTACCAGGGGTACCCCAGAACTTATAGCGATCTAACTGAACGGTTTGACCAGGCTGCCGAGTAAAGTCGTGAACGACCACAGGCTCGACTGCCATTTCTGCGATGTACGCAGGGTGGGGACGGTAAAGTTCCGCACCTAAAATCTTGGGAAAATCGTTCTCCTGGTCTCTAGTTTCTTAGAGGGGTGGACTATCTCTTCATCCCTGTGGGATGCCGGACGCTAAATCTGGTATTACGTAACAAGATCGTGTTACACCCAGTAGTCTCTGCACCTTCCAAT